TGCGCCACCACTATAACTGGCTGCAATAAAAGTAGTTGAAGCAAGATATGTAGTAGCGTCTGTATATGTAACACCTGTTTGTGTTCCATTAAGAAACATTTTTGTTGAACCACTACTGCGACAAATTGCAACATGATGCCAAGTGTTACTTGATACAACAGAACTTGTTATTCTGTCAGCAGAACTAACATAAAGACGAATAGTCGCATCGTTATTTAAATAAATTAATGGATACGCCCCATTTGTTGATGGTGGTCTTGTATCAAATAATGTTACTGATGATCCTGCGGCGGGTATTTCATATGCAAGTATCCAAAATTCAATTGTAAAGTTGTTAGAACCAAAAGCACTAGTTGAAGTATTCGGAGCACTCAAATAGCTATTTGTTCCATTGAATGATATTGAACCAGTGCCATATTTAAATAAACCAGTGTTAATTTGAGCACTACCTGACGTTAGCAAGTTATTTGCCATAGCATTATCAATAATGCCGGCATTGGTAAATCCAAGTAACAATGATGTGCCTGATATAGCGGTTAATGGATTAGTAGGAGGTGTAAAAGCCGATGTGTAGACCGCTGTGCCTTTGACAATACGCGCATTTGATACGTACCCGTTGTAGTAAAACGCCGTTCCTGATGTCTGCCTTCCAATAGAACCTGCACCTGTTGACCCTAAGTTCTGTGTCACCGCGCCAGCGCTCGTCGCCGCTACCGCTCCGTTAATATATAACTTTAAATTGCCAGTGGCAGAACCAGACCTAACAACCGCGATATGGCTCCATGCATTTAAAGATACCGATGATGCAGAAGATATGTTTGCAGTTGCAATAGCAGTAGTTGCATAAAAAAATTGCACTAAACCCGCAGAACTTATAAACAATACACATTGACCAACAATAAAACTTCCACTCACATTGCTATAAAAAGCAAAAAAAGCTGACCCCGATGCGCCATAAGCACGCGGGTAAATCCAGCATTCCCATGTAAAATCGCCAGTGGTATAACTAAATGCGGTATTAGCCGGAATAGATAGGTAGTCTGAAGTGCCATTAAAGATGGCAGACCCACCACTAACACTTACTGAATATGGAGCAATTGCAGTAAAAGGACTATACGTACCTTGTGTAGCCGTACCATTTCTAGTTATAGTAAAAGCATTCGAACTGCTATCAATAAACGTATTGTTTTGCGCTCCAGCAGTTCCATCACCGTGCAGTAGCATAGACACACTTGTCCAATATGGGTCGTTAACGGGCCAAAAATTATTAATAAGTTGCGCTACTTCAGATTGTTTCCAAAGCCCATACGCCGCCGTGCTAGACGAAGCAGCCGCAGTAGAGGATAGGATTGAACCTTTGTAACGGGTAGACATTAGCTTATCGCCTCATACGATGTTGTAAAGGTAATCGAATTTGCTGTACCCGAAGTTACAGATATAGATGTGCCTTCTTGTAAATAGAACGCCGTGCTTTTGTCTACCACTACAACAGCAGAGTTTCCGGGAACAGGTATTTGAAAAATAATTGGGTACGCTGTGCCGCCAGATGGTGCAGAACCTTGTGCAACAGCGCCATTGGTGTAAATAGAAACCGTGGCAGTCGCGGTAACAGCCGTCACGTTTGCCGCCACCACGTTATCAATTTTGTTAACCACACCAGATGCAGCAGCGTTAGGTAGTAATACAACAGCAGTTGTTACACTAGGTGTGTAATAGGTTGTGTTACCTGTGATTGAGCTTGCATTAATAAGATTTGGGTTTGCCATAATTAATATCCAAAAACAAGCGACATAACAATCGCTCGGTTAAAAGGCACTGCTCTTGCTGCGGGGTAGGTTACAAACACGTTTTTTGTGCCTGCTGCAAAATTGACTAACGACCCCGCATTACTAGAAGAAATTACGGTGGTTCGGGAAAGCGTAGTGCCCGACGACGTGTACGTACCAATTCCAACCTCCCACTCTGCCCCACCTTCAATGGTGTAGTAGGTAGAGTTGCCGTTACCAACGGCAGCAAAGGTTTGATACCCGGTTGCTGCACCGGCAAGCGTAACAGTGCCCGTACCAGTCGTAATGGTAGTTTCTTGAACCCGATCAGCTAAGACAAGTGCCATTTAAACCCCTACGTTGCGTTGTCAACCAGTACCCAGTTTGCTGTTTGGGTATTTTGGATTGTAGACCAGTTTGCGTTTTGGCTGTCATCAATTAGCTGCCAATACACAGGAACCGAAGTCCCGACAGAACCCGCCGCAGAAACGCCGGTTATAGCTACGACACGACTAGACACTAATAAGCCAACTACGCCGCTTGCAGTAGCGCTTGGCAGTGCCACTTGTACGCTCTTAGTTACATTTTCGACAGTGCCAAAAGCGGAAATGCCGGTGATAACAGTACTGCTATCTTTATCGAAAACAGTACCCGCCGTACCCTCCGCAGAAACGCCTGTTACGGAGTTAGTGCGGCTTAAAGTAATTGCCCCAAGTAACCCACTTGCAGTAGTGCTTGTGAGCGCACGGCTACGCTCCGCTAGAGTTACTGTACCTACTGCACCGGAGGCCGATACCCCACTAAGGGCTACCGTTACATCAGGCGTCCCAACATGCCCTGCGGCGGAGACCCCCGTAAGCGCAAGGCTACGAGCCGCTAGAGTTACTGTACCTACTGCGCCGGAGGCAACGCGGCCTGTTATAGCAAATGAACGCGCACCGCCCGATACTGTACCTACTGCGCCGGAGGCAACGCGGCCTGTTATAGCAAATGAACGCGCACTGACCGCTGCCGTGCCCGCTAAGCCTGCTGCACTGACCCCCGTAAGCGCAAAGCTACGAGCCGCTACAGCTACTGTACCTACCGCACCGGAGGCCGATACCCCACTAAGGGCTACCGTTCTGCTGGCCGTGACTGAACCTGTGTTGCCGGAAGCAGTTGCCCCTGTTAAAGCCGCCGTTACATCGGTCGGCCCTCCCCATAGACTAAACCCCCAAGTGGAATAGCCCCATGTTGCAGGGGCCGGGGCTACAGTAGTTTCACCAGCAGCGCCAAAAGGCGCTCCAGCAAATGGGGTTATACCAAACATGGTTTATACGGCGTATAGCCGCCCCCAACTATTAAGTTGTTGCCAAACGAATTAACGCAGTAGTCGTGGTGTTGGACGGCATGGTCAGTGTAAACGTACCCGCCGTGATGGTTTGGGAACCAAACGTGTGAACACTGACCGCCTTATTACTCTGGGTAGAGTTATAAATCAACACCGTATCAAACGCAGTGGCTAGTGTCACGGTTGTGTACACAATGCTTGCGGAAGGAGTCCAATACCCAACACCCGCAGTTGCAGATGCGTTTGTAGATGTCGGGGCAGTTGCGTTGGTTACCGTCACGCCGCCAGCCGTGTAATTTGTACCAGAAACTTCGCCGGTAACTGTGTACACCGTAGTCGCAGCATTGATCGTGGCCGAGGCAAGATATAGCGCCGCTTTTACTGTATCCGTAGTAGGCGCAGTTAAGCTGCCACGAGAAACAATAGTAGAAGCGCCAAGCTGGTGCTGGCCCAACATCAGTTCACCAAGGAACGATGTACACATTGATTGAGTATTTGCCATGATATTTCCTTAAAAAGTAGCAACTTCAGCACCGGCAAATCCCGGCATTTTTTTCAACGTCACATGCGCTGATCGGTGAACCAACTCGCCATCAAGCCAATACTCGACCCATGATGTCAGTTCATTTTCATTATCGACTGTGCCTTCCCGCTTCTCAAGCTGGGAATCGTCCATGTCGCCTTTGGTGGTGGTAACAATCAATTTGAACTCCTAATAAGTGCAGTGGTTGAGGTGTTAGCGGGCATCGTGATTGTAAACGTGGTGGTCGATGTTTTGTCAGACCCAAAGTCCAGAACCGCCACAGACTTATTACCCTTGGATGCGTTGTAAATCAAAGCACACCGGGCAGTCAAAACTGCTGTCCAAGACACGTTGCTCCAGTTTACGTAGGCTACAGAACCAGATGAACTAATAGCCACCCCTGTCATGACCTGACCGCCAGCCGTGTAGCCTGTGCCTGAGACTTCATTGGTGGCACTGTAGACCGTAGTAGCCTCATTCAAATCCGCATTACCCGTATACAGCGCAATCTTGATCGTGTCTGTGGACAGATCGTGGATAGCTTGATAAAGCTCCTTCTTGAAGCTCGTGGTCTGGGTTTGGACGATGCTCATTTCACAGCCTGTCTAAATTGACCGCTACGGTAAGCGTCTTGACGCTCCATGCCATCACCCAGACGTTTAGCCAGAACAATAGCTTCCATGTACTTCTGGTTGTACAAAGCAACCAAGTCTTGCTCACCTTTCATAAAGGTGTAAGCCTCTACCAACGAGCCATACAACAACACCGTGTCAAAGTTATCACCCAGCCAAGTAGTCAAGGCAGTGGTGATTGACTCTGGATAGTAGTAATAGTGGAGTTCTACTGAGTACGCGGTGTCTGGCGTAGGGCCGAGGATAAAACTCAACTCGTTGGTGATGGTGGCCCCGGAAACAGTGGGGCCGAATAGCGCATAGTATTTTGGTGTCCCCGTATCAGTAGGGCTAGGATACGCCTCACGCATGAAGTTTACATCTTTGTTAAGAAGATAGGTATAGCTCCCACCGCCATAAGGATAAATAGCCAAAGAGTAAGGCGCTAAAAAATCATCAGGGCAAGACAGGTACTTGTTGTTACCCGTGACTGTCCCAGTCACGTTCTTACGCAATGAGGGGAACTGCACCGAGTTATAGATGCGCTGCTCTGCCTGTGTAATGAACCGATTAATCTGAGCCGTCGAAGATACCGTAGACGAGTCCGCAAGGGTAATCGCCGGAAAATTGTTTTCTGTATAGGTCTGAATTGAGGAGACCAAAGCACTGTAGTCGATTTAAGCCACCATTTCCAAAGTAAACTTGCCAGCTACTTTGCCTTTCTGCTTAACTGCGTTACAAACGCTCGTGCGTAGCACACCAAAAAATTCAGCCGCTGCTTTCTGCGACTGGAAAGAACATTGAAGTTCTGGGCAGTATACCGGTTTCCACTTTGCTTGCGCCACTAACATTCGCCCGATTGCGGGGTCACGTTTTTGCTTACACGTTTTTATTTTTGGTATCGGCGCTTGTTTTTTAACGTGGTCTGCCCAGCGGGCAGCAATGCCAATAGAGGCTACTTTTTTACCCCGTGCCGTAGCTTCCGGTGTTTGGGCAGCACGCTGAATACTCTGTACCGTTTTTGCCCGCCACTCAGGGTTTGCCCATCTTGCTTTTGCCGCATCTGACCGCTTGCGCTTTGTGGCTTCTGTCACCTCAACGGGCCGAAGCCCCATGCCGCCTTTAGAAGCGTTGTAACTTGGCTGTAGCTCTGCAATCACTGCAATTTCTGCGCGGTTCAGTGTTTCCGCATCAAAGGCAACAAACACTTCCTCAACCCCAAATGCATCACAGCCAAACTCTAGCAAGGCGTTTTGGAACCTTGCTTTTCTAGCTGTACTGCAAATAGCTGTTCTCCAATGCGCAGCCCATCTTTTTTGCACGGGCTGACGTGTCTGCCCCACATACTGCTCACCAGTATGTTTGTTAGTTGCAATGTAGATTGAGCCGTAACGCATTGTATTTAGGCCATCGGGCCTCTTGCCATCAGACCTTTGGTAGCCGCACCAGTACCACGGATTTTAATACCGCTAGTTTTGGTGGGTTCATTTCCAGCAGATTTACTAATGCCGCCGATGCTGACATCTACAGTATCCAGCTTACTGCGGTTTGGTTCTTTGCCGGGGTTGCTGGCAATGCTCATAGCCTTACCGTCCATCGTATGCGGTTTTGCATAGACAGCGGCAGAACCAACTTCTTTACCCATTTTTTTCATACTGTAGGCCATGATTTACCCCGTTTTTTGGTTAGCTGCACGAGACAAATTACGCCCTACGCGCATGCGGTCTTCACTGGTTGGGCCACCCTTTTTAAGCTTCAAGGTCGTACCCTTGCCGCTCATGTGTTTTTGAGCGTCATGTTGTTTGAACGCCTTTTTAATCATGGCCTTGTCTTGCGCCGTGTCCATTTTCATATTTTCTTTAGCCATCATAAACTCCTATGAAACCGTTACCGTTACTGTGCCAACACTTGTGGTTCCGACCAAGTAATTAGGCGTTAAAACCGTATCAAAAAACCGACTTCCGCCCACCGGGTACCAGCCCCATTGAATGTCCCGAGAACCGCCAGCAGGAAACCCATTTACATTGTTCCCCGAAGTCACATACGTTGTGTCCTTCCTAGGATTACGCAGTGCTTGCGGGTCTTCAACCGGAAATGTACCAAGCATTAATTGCGGTTGGTCGGGATCCCAGCAGTCAGGGCAAACAAGCAGTTCATATTTCTTCTGTTTGATTATCTCTGTTTTTAGCTTCTTTAGCAGGAATTGTTGCCCGCAACGATCACATTCTGCAATCGCCTTTTTACCAGAAGCAAACCGATTACCCATTACGAATTCCCAATAAACATCTGTCTTGGGACAAACCGTATAGCTGCCTTCTCGCGGTCTTCATCGGCGGCTAACTGCCAAGCCTCGTCGTACTGCGCTTTTAAAATTGGTAGGCGATCCATACCGCCCGGTATCTTTTGAGCTACGTAATACGCTAGTCCTGCAATCATACAAGGCATAAATCTAAATGGTACATCCATTGTGTTCACGCCGCCACCAGCATCATCAATACGGCGCATACGCCAGTAGACAAATTGGTAGGTTGTAGAGTTGTCCGGGGTAGGCCAAAGCGTTACCCGTGGGATGTTCTGAATAGCTACCGCAGCCGCTGATGAATGGGATGCAGCAGTCGTATTGTTCTGCCCACGGGCGCAGCTATATAGGGTATTCCCTGATATGTACCCGTAGTAGATTGTTTCTGCATCGACAAGTATGTACCCTGTAGCTGGCAAACTGGTAGCGGACGTTACAGAAATAGTGGTGTCTGTAGCTGTAATAGCGGCGCTCAGCGTAGTAATCGAAGCTGTAGTCTGCCCGTCAAGCCGTTGGAACCACATCTGAATTGGGCGAGCTTGCTGGAGTTTGTTGGGGATCGTAGCGTAGGTGCTGATACTGATCCGGGTGATGGTCAGGTCGGCTTGCGTGGACGCCGTATTAGAGCCCGTGCGAATCACATGCTCTAGCAGGTCTACAGTGCCTGTAGGGATGGGGTAAGTGTTTAGCCCCGGAACCAAGTTAATAGTCCCCTGCTCAAACGTCCACATATTGACGCCACGGTTTGCCCAATCAGCAAACATGATGTTAAGACTACGCCGCGCAGTACGCATTTCGTAGCCAGTGCGAAGTTCAGCGCCCGCACGTTCAAACGCTTCCTCCACGATTTCCGTGAGGTCGAGGTTAAAAGTAGCGGTTCCCGAAGTAGCCATTATCTAAATCCTGCTGTTTTCTTTGCTATGGTTTTAGGCTGTGCCACAAATTGCTTACCTGCCGCTTTGCCCGCACGCTTTGCTTTGGTGGTAGCTGCGTATTCAGATGGACTAAGAGATTTTATAGCAGCTTCAGGTAAGTACCGCTCACCTGTTTTTGACGAAGGCTTTCCCGACTTGGTGCGCCATTTCTGGTCGCCCCAGTTTTTAAGGGATTGCTGCGGTGCTTTCAATCTCTGTACCCTCCACCAGAAGCCTTGTACTTCTTAGCTACAAGCTGGGCTTTTCTCGCGCTCCATTGCCCTGCGCCAGTACCTTGAGTAGCCGCTGCTTTTACCTGAGACACGATACGCTTACGAAGGCTTGGCTTGGTGTAGTTCGCCGCAGCGTTAACCGTACCACCTTCAGCGTACTGCGTGAAGTCAGTGTCATCCCTACGGGGCATTTTCTTGCCCTTTGGCATTTTGGAGGGGGAGATAGCTCCCATACCGCGACTGGCTCTCACCGCATCATTCCTCGGGTTTTACCGCGCTGGGCACAACCATCGGCACGGCTAGATGCAGAGCCACCCATAGCCATCTTCTTTACCGGCTCATCAACAGGCACAGAGTCAGGATACATTGTGGGCTTTGGCTTGGGTTTAGGCTTAGGCTTCTTAGCTACAGGCTCATCTACCGGCGTAGAGTTAGGGTATTTGTAATCAGCCATGACGGCTCCTTAGCACATTTTGCCTTTGGTTTTACCTCGTTGGGCAATACCATCAGCACGTTTGGATGCAGAACCTACCGAACCGCCAGAGGCCATGCGGCTGGGCAATAACGTATTAGGGTTAACCCCCATACGCGACGCCATTTTGTCGCTATCGTCGTTACGACGAGGGCCTTTAAATATACCTTTTATATCTTTAATGGTCTTGCTATACATACCGGGTTTACTAACGCGGGGGTTATTTCGACCTTCATTACTGGATACTGAATCTTCTTGACCGGGGCGTGCGGGCATACGGGTTGATTTTTCAGAACCGCCGCGACGAGTCAGGCCTTGTTGTTTATTCAGGTAGTCGCGCAGGCTAAGACCGGACGCAGCAAGCTGCTCCTTGGTAACCATAGGCGTGCGTTTAGCAACAGGGCCGGGAGTAGTATCAAGATTTTCGCCCTTATTGGCTTGTTCTAAATCGTCAATTACTTCACTACCCTCTTCACCGTCATAGCGTTTGGTTTTCATCGTAGTACTCCTTAGCAGGCCATGCCGCCCTTTTTCATTGTGATTTGCTTAGCTTTAGTTTTGCCTTTGGACGCAATACCGTCCGCAGAACGGGTAAAACCGCCAGCAGCCATTTTCTTCATGGGCATTTCTGCTTTGGTTCCAGCTTTTTTCTTAGCCATCATTGCCATAAAACCGGGGTTCATTTTAGAAGCCATAGTATCACCACCTTTAGAAAATTTGCGGCTCTTGTCCGCAGTTGAAAAGTCTTTGCCCACGGACTGTGGGACTCCTACCTTCTTGGCAAACGATGGGTTGTTCGCCACCGCTTCCATGAATTTGTGCTGCTTCTTACTGGTCGATGGCACTACTTGCTCCACCAGTTTGCAAAGTGGGTTAGCGTTGCCCCAAGGACTCCGCCTGCGCCCGCAATACCAATCAGCACTCTCCAGCCACCTTTGGCTTCCGCAAGCGTGGAGTTAATGCTGGTCAGCATTTTCTTAATCTCATCTATGTCCGAAGCCATCTTGTCCATATCTGATTGCAAGTGCGCAATGTCCGAGGCATGGGTAGCTAGTTCACGGGCAGTTTGTATCGCGTCAGTCATATCAGCATTTCCATCTAGCTAGTGAAGCGGCTTTCCGGGTTGGTTTGCCCTTCTCGTCTTTCATCGGCCCCGGCATACCAGACATCCGCGCACAAAATGAATCCTTGCGCTTGCCACCTTGGGGCTGTGGAGCTTTGAGGTTACTGCCTGTTGCCGCGTTATATTTAGCTCGACCTTTTGCAGTCAAGCCTGCCCCCTTGGAGACCGGTAGCTTCTCGCCACGGCCTACTGCAAGGGATGGGGTTTTCTTAGCCATTTGCTACTTTAAGTTTAAGCCGTGCATGTTCCTTGAGGAGCGGCTGCAAGGCATCTTGTTCAAAGTTACGGGTGAATTCTTTTGAGCCTATGTGCGGCAAACTAATCATAGGGTCTAAATAAATCTTAAACCCTTCCTCACGAGCGCGACGGCAGAAGGCATAGTCCTCGCCAATGTACTGCCCGTCAATCAACAGGAAGTCAAAGATAGCGTATTCGTCTTCACCGTCACCATCCCCGGCGTAACGCCACTCAGGATGTTTTTCCATCATGTGTTCAATTACATGGCGGCGGATAAGCATGAACCCTGTAGGGGCGCTTTCTACGCGCATCAGGCCATTCTCATCAAACTCTAGCTGGTGATTTTCATCCAAGTAGAAGTCAAGGAAAAACTTGGCATCGTCTGCGCGGCGCGGGTACGTACCAGCAACCACATCTTTGTCTGTGGACAGGGCTAACAACCGGGTTACAGCTTCTACGTTAATGACTACATCTGCGTCTACAAACAACATGTCAGTGCAGTCTGTTTCCATGAAGTTGCGCACCAACTTATTACGCGCTTTGGAGATGATAGAACATCCAGACAAATGAACCAGATGAATCTGGACACCCATCTTGTCCAACTTGGGAACGAGTTGAGCTATAGCAAACGCAGTCCTGATATTGACCTTGCCGTCATAACACGGGATAGCAAGCATAAGCTTGCGCCCCACCAAGTTAAAGCTCTTATCAGCCATAGAACACCGTGCAGTGAATGCTTGCTGCCAAAAACACTCGAATGCCGTTATCGGACAAAATGCCTTCTCCGGGAATGATTAAGTTATACGCCGTAGCGTTTGAGGCATCGGCCTGAAGCAACATCTTGTTGTACACAGTTACGTTACCGCTTGCTGCGCCGCTGTCTGCCACAGTTACTGTAAAGACGTTGGAGTTTGTCACAGTTACTTGGTAGGGGTTATCAGTCAAATCCCAGT